TAAAGTAACGATATATAAATAAGCCCATGTATATTTCAACATGGGCTGTATATATTTAGGAAAGAGCGTAAATCTCTACGGGAATTGCTGCCATATCATCACCGGCAACACTGGAAAAGCTACTATAGCGATTTCCACGTTCAAATCTGATAGCATCAGTTGTAATGTTTGAGATTTCACGTAGATACATACACGGTTGTGCGGATTCGTCTGTTCTATCCCAAATCATCATTGTTTCATGTTCATTGGTGTATAGATTTAATGGGATAACAACTGTTCCGCCTCGCACTGTTCTTTCGGTGCTAATTCGGCTAAGAAAGCGGATAAGGAAAAGTTTTGTGTTTTCAGGGGTGTTGGTTAGAGTGACAGTAAAAGCTCCACTTTCTGTTGCACGTGTCCAAACTTTTGTCAGTTTCATGCCTGCTTTCTGTGCGGCTTCCAGCGCATTATTCGCCACCGTAGCCGCCGCCTGTGCGGTAGTGGTAGCATTAACCGCTGTCTGATTCACAGCATCCAACTGCGCCTTACTTGCCCATTCAGCAGGGCCTTTTCCGTCAAAGGTCTGCGCATTAACCACATCAGGCCATGCGATAACCACCATAGCATTAGCGGCATTCACCCACGCCACATACATTTCGCCGCCCTTGACAGTTTTCTGCTTGCCGTCCAACGTCACAATGTTGTTGACAGTCTCCTGAAAACTCCATGTGTTGGCGTCACCAGCCGCAACAAACTTGAACAGAGTTTCATTAGGAACAGGATTCTCAGACAGTTTCAGCAGGTTTGCGCTTGCAGTAGTGGTATAGGTGGGCACTCCACCCTTCTTGCGGATTTCGGTAATCACGCTGTCGAGGGTCTCAAAGTTGGCATTTGTGCTCAAGGGGTTGAAAATGTCAGTACCTTCACGCAGGTCAAGATTCAAATTAGGGGTCTGAGTAGACATATATATACCTCCTTAATGTTGTACAATGAAATTGCGTGCGTCAGTGATAAATTCCTGACAAGTCTTATTGTACTGCTGAATTTCAGTGCAGGTGTTATTCCGCTCAAATACTCCTGTGCAAGTAAGTGCGCCCGGCGCATGGAACATGCACAAGAAATCAAACAGCGCCTGAATGGTCACATACTTACCAGTCAGCAGGTTATACACCTTTGCATTCTTGATGTTCTTAGTGATAATGTCCGGCAACTGCAACAGTAACATAGCAATACTTGCATCCGTGTATGCATTAGCCTGCCGCAACATAGTTTTGAGTTCCGCTCTTGCGTCTCTGATTTCCTGTTCAAGTAGGTCAATCTGTGCATTGACAAGTTTCTGGTAGTCAGCAAAAGCCTTGTCCTGTTTAGCAGTGTAAGCCGCAAACTGTGCGTTAATGTTAGATTTAAACGCAGTAAATTCCGCTTCAAGCTGTGCAAAATCACGCCGCAACAGTCCAACCTGCTGGTCAGTATAGGCGTTAGCTTGCTTTAAGATTCTGTCCTCAATGCTGTCAACTTTCTCGTCAAGCTCTTTGATTTTCTTTAGAATCCAGTCCAGATTCAACTCGTGGAAATTCGCATAAGGAAATTGTTCAAATAGTCCCATGACAACACCTCCTTAATAGACTTGTAGACAGAACCTATTTTTGAAACTGTTGATAATAACGTCAATGATATTGTACTCCGCAATCTGCCGCTCGTGCTCAATCATTTTCTGTTTTGTGTAGAATCCAGTATTACCATGGATAGAAACTTCTCTGTCCAGTGCACGTTTGCCAGTCTCGTCAGACACAAGGCCGTTCTTGGTTTTGGTGTTAATATCGCTTTCAGAGGAAGCATTGGAGTCTTCTATTACTTGAGAGTTTCCGGTTGTGCGCTCAGTTGGAGTGAACTCTGTCTCGTTATAAGCACTAACATATTTGCTTGTTCCGTCATTGTTCTCACGTTCTCCGTGCGATTTATAACTGTCGCTTGCCTGAGTTGTATTACTACCTGTTTCTTCACTGTCAAGGTTTTTACTGGTATTTTCGTCCTCAGTCCACTTTTCTTGTCGGTTATAGTTTTCGATAGGATTGTATTGCAACAGGGTAGTTTTATACAGTCTATCCCATACAGGCAGTTCCTTTGCGCTCCAACGCCCAATCATAGCTTGCATGAAAACAGCGTCAGGGTAAATGACTTCCAGTTCAGCAGTCTCCGCAAGCAGATTATCCTTTACCAGTTCAATGTCCACGCCTTCCGGGACAACCAGCTCTCCAAGGATTCCATCATTCAGCGCTTTCAGTCCTAACAGGCTCACCGTTGCCGACATTATTAACACCTCCCTCGTAAGCGTCGGGGAAACGCCATTCGACAGAAATATCTAAGCCAAACATATCGTTTGTAGCTTTGATAGATTCTTGCAATTCTTCCAGCCACATAGCGCATTTGCTCTGAGTTTCAATATTGTTGGCGTTAACCTCGTCAGTGACAAGGCGTTCACGCTTATCGGTGTTAGCGTTAGGGATGCCGATGTCAGTGTCAAACATTGCTTCAATCTTGCGCATATCGCTCAGAATGTCAGAACTGATATAAACCTGTTTCAAGTTCTGCTCAAATGCCTCCCACGCCTTACTGCCATCATCCTTATAGAGATTCTTGTCGATAACCGTGCAGACTTCTCCACTTGCAACACGGTCATACATCTTTTTGAAACTCTCAGCGGCTGTCTTGTTACCTGCCGCAAACACATAGGCAAGGTGTGTATTCATCAAATTCATGCCGACAGATTCAGCGCAAAGTGCAAGCATATCAGCGTAGTATCCGACAATATCCATAATGCCGCCATAGTCGGGCTGTAAGCGGATGATTGTACACTGGCTTCCGATTCTTGGCTGTAAGTTACCACGAAGTAGAGGGTTAGTGATAATTGCATTGGTGGGCTGATAGAAAACATTGTAGCCAGTAAGAGTGCATCCTTGCGGGATAACTCCAAACGTGCTTGTGTTCACAACAGCCAGATAGCCCCAGCAATAGAGCACATAAAGGAAGTAGTTTTTACTCCAATGCTCTGGAAGTTTCCACTTGAATAGAGACATTGCTTTCTGCAACAGATAACGTGCAAAATATTGCGACAGTGCTGTGTTCCGGCAATGTACAGTTGAAGGGCTAACAGCGGAATTGGCTACGTTAATGTAGTCATAACTTGCAGGGATTCCGTTTCCAACCAAGTTATCATCTCCTTTCTTTTATTTTGAAAAGCAACCAAATAGGAATTTCGCTAACAGGCGGCGCATGTCCGGTTATGTAGGTATACCAATACTCAGCTTGTTTACTTCTGGCGGGTTGTGGTTTTACAGTAGGTCTCTCGTAGTTGAAAAGAAACGCTTGTGCAAGATATGACGGTGAAAGAGTGGATTGAGAAAACTCTCTGAATGTCATAGGATATGTGCTTGTACTAATCCATTGCAAGTGATTTTCCAACTCGTATTGGATACGCTCCATTTCCTTTTGACCGTTATCTTGCCAATCAGTACCTGCCCAATCTGAATAGTGTGTATAAGGTGTCCATTGAACAAGACCATAGCCGCCTACAAATGGCTCAAGATTTTCCCAAATGCCGGGGTTAAGGGTGCTCTCTGTCTGCATATTGCCGAACATGGCTGAGATTGCATTATCAGTCCATCCATTAGACTTGAAGAAATAGTGCATAAGGTCAGCGTTATTCTGCATTTCAGACAGTGAAAGGTATCTGTTTCCTGTAATCCATGCCATAGGAACTCACCTACTCATAGAAATATCCGGCTTCAAGGTATCCCTTTACCATTCTGTTTTCTTCACTCGTTCCGGCAATATCAATATCGGCGTGTTCAATCAGTTGATAACCGGGAATAGAGGAAAGCACTTTCTTTTTGCATAGGGGACGGCCTAAATCCTCATTGTCCTCGTCCACAAGCAGATAGAATATCATGCGTAACTTACAGGAATAGGACAGAGATACAAGTGAACCATTTGTATTCATTTTCGACACATCAGGAAAAGCCATATCCGTAGCCGCTCCAATGGTTGAAAAGATTGCGCTTGCAATATTGCCCTTACCGGTAAAGAGACTTGCAATAGAGTTTGCAACTTCACCAACTGCCGGAAGTGTGTTGTTTGCGAGTTGTGCTAACTGGATTGGAACACCCAACTCCGCAAAAGTCAGGCTAAAAACGCCCTCTCCAGAACTAAGCGCTAACCGTGCTTGATTTGCAACCATATCAACAGCACATTGCGCCGTTAGGGTGCTTGCAGTTAATAGGGACGGATTCAATGCAATCCACCCAACACCTGGAAAGAATAGGCTCGACTGTGTATACGGGGCTTGATTCAAATATGTCCCTCTGCTACTTTGTGGGTGTTTTGGAATTTCAAACTCAACCGTTTCATAATGGATTGTTGCAACTACTTTTTTACCACTGACAGGAATTGACCACCAACCCATAGGAATAGATTCAACAGCAGTTCCTTCCACTGCGAACGGATACCATACGCAGGACACAATATATTGCATAGGATTGAAAAGCACTTTCAAAAGTTCGCTTGAAATCTCTGAAATGCTCCCCAGATAATCAACATTTCCTAACATATAAGATAGGAATTTGTTCATCTCCGTCTGTGTCAGTGCATAATAGTGTGCCGCTCCAACGCCACCGTCCTCTGAGTTTACAATCCCCAGAACATATGTTCCGGTTGCGAGGGACGTTTTCCACGGTGTAGCTTTTTCAAAGACGTTCACGCTTGCTGGTTGTTTAGTCGGATATAGTACATCAATCACGCCACCGTCAAAAGTCTTTGAACTTCGCTGTACGTATTGAGTGCTGTTTCCGATGCTGTTTTTCCAACTTGCTAACACATCAACTTCCATGTGTGCAGTCCATAAATGCCCTTCTGATACAGTCCAGTCTTTAATGAAATAGTATCTATTCCCAAGGTCTGAAATGTATGCGTAGTTGTAGAAAGAGGGATTTCCCTTTAATCCAAAGTCAAAGGTAATTTCCGGGCTTAATAAACTGGTGGGCATTTTAAGAACCGCTTTGTGGTCTCTTTGCGTAGTACTTGCATTAGGTCTTTTGGTGCTGTTCTCTCTTTTCTTGAACTCATAGAGTGTTACTGTTAACATAAGACCTCCTTATTATAGGGCAGGGAAGGAGGATACTTCCCCACCCTCCAAGTGCTTAGTCAAGCAACAGCAGAACGCCCTTCTCGCTCATGTCCATGATAGCCCGGAAGTTAACATGGTCATAGGTGTTCCAATAGCCACCCTTAGCATTAAACGGAGTAACCGCCGCCCAGTTGTTAACCTGGGCATAACCCAGTGCTTCCTCGTCAAAGATAACGCCAAAGATACCTGCCTGTTCAACAGCTTCGCCAGTAGTGGCAACGCCAGTGGTACTGGTATATACAGGAGTGACGCTAATGGAATCAGGAGTTTCAATGGACTGCCAGAAGTTAACGCCCTCGTAGTCCGTAAACTTGAGGTAGTTATCATGGAAAGTGTTTGCCTTAACCATAGCGTCAAACTGATCCATAGCCTTTGCATACAGGTAAACCTTCTGCTTATTGGCAGGGGTATGTCTCATGACGTGCTTCCCATTGATAACGGTCTGATACATTTCAGAGCGTTCAGTCATCATGCGAGAAATGGTTGCGATTCTTGCATATGCCCACTGCATAAAGCTGCTGAAATTCTCAGGCTGATAGATATTCTGAGCGGTAAGAGCAAGCCCGGTTTCTGCATTATACTCAGTCAGCAGGTGCACAACTCGTGCGTTTTGCTTCTCAGCCAACAGAGAACCAATGTAGTTAGCAAGAATACCTCTTGCAATGTTCTCTCTATACTGCTCCAACTTGTCAGAACGGTTTCCAGTCACAAGGGAATTGAAACGCATAAATTCCTCTGCACTGGTAAACGCAACGTCCATGTTGTCCTTGAAAATAGTGTAACTATTCTCGTAAACGGACTGACCATAGAAATTAACCTGCAAAATGTCAGGCTTATTCAGAGCGTACATATCCACGCTTTCGCCCTCGCCAAGTGCGTTAGGTGCTTTAGCGCTATCGTAGCCAACAGGCCAAGTGAAACGTGCATCGTCCTCAATAGGCTTATCTGCAATAGACAGCTTACGTACTGCATTGCCCCAACGCTCCATAGACATTTCCAGTCCAGAGAACTTGCGGCTGTAAGGTCTAATGCTGAAAATTGTTCTGCCCCACATCTGAGACATTGCGTTAAGAATAGGGTCATAGCCAGTCTTGAGTGCAGTCTGCGCCACACTTACAAACTCGCCGGGTGTACTTGCGGCAATGGTTACCTGTCCAGTTGCCTGTTTAACAAGGCTCTGCAAAATAGTGCCAGCCTGAAAAACAGTCATGTCATTTACATTAGGCATAATTATTTATCTCCTTTCGGTGCTGGATTGATAATCTCAGCAAGAATTTCTTCAGGGGTCTGAACCTTGGGCTGATTCACGTTCATAATGTTACTACCCTGAACCAATCCAGTCAGCTTCTGCAACTCTGCAAGCACAGGGTCAACAGGCTGTGCCGGAGTAGGAACAGGCTGTGCCGGAGTAGGAACAGGCTGTGCCGGAGTAACAACGGGCTGTGCCGGAGTAACAACGGGCTGTGCAGGAGTAACAACGGGCTGTGCTGGAGTAACAACGGGCTGTGCAGGAGTAGGAACAGGCTGATTAGCTACCATAGAAAGTCCGGCAATCTGCTGTGCAGTAAATCCTGCTTTTGCAAGGGTTAGAATTTCTTCAGGCTTAAACATTCTGTCTCACCGCCTTAATAGCATAGCCGTTTTCGTCCCAAGTAATCTTATACTGGCCCTCTTTGCACCACATAACCTTTTCCTGACCTGCCATAGAAACGTTAGGCTTCATAAGGTCAGCAAGATGAATAGTATCGGGGGTTTTACTGTCAGCCGGAATAAATCCCTCCGCCATTTCCTGTTCAGTCCAACCAGCATTCTCACGAGGAACAAGTTTCAGATTGAAACCTGCGTCCGCAAGACGCTTATTGATAACTGCATAGGAATCGCCATTTGCAAATCCCTGTCTAATGATTTCTGTAATGCCCATATTATTTTCTTCCTTTCTTCAAATAAATTAAAATGTAGTGCGCTGTACGCCTGCTGGAATAAACTTGACGTTTTTCCTTCTTGAAATATCCTTGAGAACTCCCACCACAGTCAAGCATAACTGCATCCCGCCATCCATAAGACTGCAATAAAGTTGCAAGCTGTTCGGGTGTTTTCTTGGCTGGGCTTCCGTCCTTGGAAGCGTAAAGACACAATCTATATTGCCCGTTTACATACTTTGTTCCGATAGCTGTTCTTCCACGTTTACCGCCTTGTGCTACATTATAGATAGGCTTGCTTAGTGCTTTACCATTCATTACAATGTTCGAACATGCAATGTAGTTACTCCATTTGTCAGTAGGTACAATGTCAAGATGGAAACTGTTGGTATCAAAGTTATCCCAAACATAACCACGATAACTATACTTCCCATGAAACAAAACCTCGCTGTCATACTTCAACGGACAGACAGGTTTGCCGTCTCTCATACTGTAAAGAGTTCCGTTAATTGCGTAGTCAGCACCAGTCTTTCTCATAATCGTGGACAACGGCAAACGCTTTTTTGTTCTCTTATTCCATATGTTTTGGTAAATCTCAATTCTGTCAATGTCATCAAAGGGAATTGATACAGCTATTTCATTCTGAATCCTTGCTCCCACAAGTAACACGCTCCTTTAAAAGACTTACAACCTCTTTCAAATCTCGCAATGCTTCTGTGTTTTCCTTAACAACCTCAGTCCAACGCTCACTTTCGGCGGCATGGCTTTCACGTTCTTTGTTCTGCATCCAAAACATAACGCCTACGCACACAATGGGGAAACCAAGATTGCTAACAAGCTGAGTAACAGTTGCGACGTCCATATCATTTCTCCTTATAGCCGGATTTTAGATTGAGAAGGGGGTTTCTTGCCCCAGTCAAGGGCTTGCACCAGCTTCCGGCTGTGACTTTGTGCTACCCCCTTCTCTGATTATAAAATAGCATCATCGGAGATACTTTGTCAACAGATTTTCGCAAAGATACTCCTCAAATGTTATTTTCTGTTGCATGTAGGCTTCCCACAACCAGCCGTACATCCGTCTGAACCGCTGAATATCGGCTTCACTGTCGGAATACTGTGGCGGGCTGCCTGCTTTGTGCATTGAGACATAATATGTGCCGTCAGACTTGTGTCGATATACACAGATTTTCGATATTGCACACACGGGAACAAATTCCTTTATAGGTCTGCTCCCTACATTACCCATGTCATTGAAAGAAAACTTGTTATCCAGTGCCATTTCTGAAAAACGTGTTCCTTCTGTTGCTCTATACAGAACGGTATTGCGCTTTTCTTCCGAAATGGGGGACTTCTGTAACATATACAGGCAGATACCACGGCGGTTGTCTTGATAGACTTCTCTGCCTTTCTCTAACATATCAGTCGCTTTCTTAACAAGATTGAAACCAATAAAGACAGGGTTTGCAACATCGTTTGCGTTTGCTAAACAAAGAAGTTGTACAGGTTTCTTTCCTTGCAGCTCTCTGTTTCTGTTAACAGTCTCGTAGCAGTTCATAAGAGCTTCAAATTCATTCTTAATAGGTCTTTCATGACGCTCTGGAATAAATTCATCAAATATCATAAGGTCAACGTCGGAAGCATCAAAACCTCTGATATTTGAGAACGTAGAGAGTGCGGCTGAATACCCAATCGGCTTGCCGTCTGGAATCTGCTTTCCATCTTCATTTACTTTGAAGTAATAGAACGCACTGTTATACTTCGTAACAGGCGAACAGCTAATGTTTAAATTCCTGTCCTCACATATTCGCTTAAATGGTGAAAATTCAGGTCTTGTCACAATATCTGCTTGCGCTTGCGTTCTTCTTATGAATAGGAATGTTCTTTCTTGTTCCAAACATTCAACCAAACTTCCATAGGTTTTGCCTGTCCCTCGCCCTCCAACTGCGAAATTGAAGGGCAAGGAACGGCTCAATAGTTCATGGATATTCAGATAGCCGCTATCCAGATAAATGCGGCTCATATTGTCTTAGAGAAGAGTACAGGTAATGAACTCACGGCCCGCCTTAGAAGTGCCAGAAGTGACGCCGACAGAGAAATCCTCACCTTCCATCAGGGTTGCAATGTTCAGGAAGTCCTTCTTGAATGTAGCGCTGTTGGTAGCATACACAGCACCATCAGTGTCCATCACAGACAGAACCTCAACTTCCTTGTTGTCCTTGCTATTGAAATCCGTATAGACGCAGTATGCGTACACATCAATACTCGCACCAACAAAATCCTTCATCTTCTTGATGCCTGCATCCATGGTCATCTTGTAGAGTTCCTTCTTGTTCAGTTCCTTGCTAATCTTAGTGATAGTCATTTTTCTTTCTCCTTTTAAAATAAATTTTATTTACCACAGCTTGTGCTGTTGGTTACTTAGATTTGCACTTCTTTGTGGGTTTACCGCCAGTTTCAGGACACTTACCTTTATTATAAGTAAGGCATCGCATACAGAATCTCTCATGGTTATCCATGGGGTAGTTGGTAGTATTCTTTCTAATGTTGTCGGTTTTATTCATATTCATACCTACTTTCTGTTAATAGTCGCTTATAGTCGGCTGTCAATCCTAACGTGTAAGTGCTGGGTCTAAGGCAGACATTAGACGTAATTTTTCCTGTTCTTCCTTCCGCTGTGTACTCTGAAATGCAGGGTTTGTCATTATAAACTGCTTCAAGTCCTCCTGCTTTCTCAAATGTGAATCCCTCATGAAATGCTGTGATACCTCCATGTTCCTCTAACTCCTTTCCTCCAAGATTCTTTGAAACTCCTGCGATAGTGCAAACTAATTTGTCCTCTGGCTTCTCTCTGTATACATATTTCTTTGCACCCATCGTTCTAAACTCACACATATCATGTTCTTTCTCATAGACACCCATATAATGTGTGATTCCAGAGGGGTCTGTTGCACACGCTCCGCTTTCTTTACTGTCTTTAATACGCTCTGCGTTAAACTTATCGAGATTTATCTCTCCAAGGTATTTCACAGAATCCGTATCACAGTATACAAATTGTGGAGCATTGGGGTCATCAATATCACCGTGCGCAAGCTGTATTCCTTCTTCTAATCTATATCTTGCCCACGCTGTTACCCATACACCCCATTGATAGGCCAGAAATGCTTTTTTGTTGTATGCTTTTAGAAGTTCTTCCTCATTGTCATTCTGCTCTTTAAAATCTTCTTCAATGAATAGAATAGACTGTTTAACGGGGTCTTGCGCACACATTCCATACAAAGCATTTAGCTTGTTCTTGGATTTCATATAGAGAAGTTCTTGTCCCTCTACATTCTTTAACTCTGTTTTATAATGATAATATTGGCAAATGGTTTGTATCAATGGTTTAGGAAGATATCCATATCTGGCTGTTGCAAAGTCAAAGAACTTAATATCTTTCCAAGAATATTCAGATAGTAGAATTTTTAGGTCTATATCTGTTATAGTTGTTTCCAGATAGTCAGCGGAGATTATCCGTCCGTTATCTATCAGAGGATTCTCAACGTATCTACACTTAGAAAGTGATAAGTAGGGACAACCCCAATCTATACGCTTTAAATAAACCCCTGTAATTGCAACTCGCATCAGACAGGCTTTTTGCCGTTTGCCAATCATTTTGATTACTTCTTCATAAGGTATATTACCAAGACGGTAAAACTCGCTAATAGGAAACTTGCAATTACACATTACATCAGGATAACTACTACTTCTATCGGCACTGTGAACATTATGTAGCGTATAATCTGCATAATATCTGTTTGCGTGTGTATTTCCTCCCCTAAATGCCTCTCTTAACATCTTATAAATTTCATAATCCGGTAATTGACCTTTAATGAAACTCTGTGACACTTCTGACATTGCTTTCTTAGCGTCACGCCTTACATAACCTGTTGAAGTCAATGGAAATGTATAGAGATTATCTCCATCATGCTTCATTTCTATCTCTATTGCTTCAACTAAACCTTGTACATCATGCACACAGTAAGCTATTTCGTCATCAGTCAGTTCAGTCCAAGGATACCGCAACTTGTCATAATCAAATGTTCCTGTCAGCTTTTTATGTTTAACGCCCATTTTCTTTGTATAAGTGTCCAAATTCATATTGCTGTGAATGTATGAACACCTAAACTCAAAATGTTCGTGCATATTGCATTTTAAAACTTTTCTTGACTTAACTGCGAATACCTCGTCAGGCTGAAAATTGTAAATACCTCTCAGAAACTGAAATTCATAGGAAAGATTATGCACAAAAACAACCAAAACAGAATCATCAAGAATGTTCGCCAATTTACGTTGAAATGCTTCAAATTGTTCCCATGTCCTCCCAACTACTGTGTATTCATCACCAAATTGCCATTGCCAAATGTACATTATAGATTGCTCTATATCTGCTAATCGTGTGGTCTCAATGTCAAATGCTGTGATTAAATCTTTATATTTCGTTCGCTTTTTCGTTCGTTGATTGCCTGATTTCCTTTTAACAAGTGGAATTTCATAAAGCCAGTCATAAGGGAATTTCTCAGGCGGAATTATCATAGAAACTCGTCTAATTCTTTGAATAAATCGGCTGACGATTTTTCATTTTCGTTATTTTTCCGCTCATGTGGCTCGTCTTTCTGTTTCTTCCACTCTTTGAAATCTTTTAGAAGTTGGGCAGATTTATCAACTCTTTGTGATGCTCTCTCAAATGCTTCTGAATCCTTGATTTTCTCGTAAAAGTCAAGCGCAACCGTTGAACCGTATCCTCTAAACTCGCTATCTTTCCATTCTCTGAAAAATTCACCAACATCAATGAAGTTAGATTCATCAATAAATGTATATCCATGTTCATGGAATGTCTGGATAGCTTTCTTTCTTTGGCGCTTGATTCCTGCAAGTGTACCAGTTTCAGCCTGCATCATTTTAGCAACTTCTGCAAGTAATATCTTGCGTTCATATGGTCTAAGTTCAGAAGATGGTTTGAATCTGTTCTGATTATAGTACCATGTTTTAGACGCTCTGCCTATATCGGACTTGGAAATTGCCCTCAATCGATCTTGTGCGATTTTACGCAGTCTTGTATACTCCGCCGTAATATTTTCGTCTGTCCAAACATCTGCATGGCGTATAGCGTCAATAGTGTAATATTCAGGCGTTTCCTTGGGGTCAAGAATCTCGCCTGTATCCGGATTTACAAGACGTTTTGTTTTGCTCATAACGCTCTATTTCCTCCCTAAAGAGTAGTCGGCATAAAGCCGACACACTCATATCTTGTTCACAAGCTACGCGGCCAATCTCTAATTGTAATTCATATGGTAGAGATATGGTCATATGGCCTGTTGAGCACTTGCGAGAATTAGGATTAACCAATATTTAATTCCTCCTTTCTGTTTTACAGGTGATTTTAATATCTGGGTGCATACCATAAATATTACATATTGCTTCATATGCATCATGGAAGCTGTCGAACGTATATTCACGAGTTCCTAAATGCTTCCATCTTATAGTCACAACATATTTCACATTACACTTCATCTACAATCCCTCCATGTATATTCAAAGCCTTTACCGTTGTAATAATCGTTCTTGAATTTTGCAATCTGCTTTGCGCTGGTACTGCTATAACCATATACAAGGCGTAGAAAATCAATGAATACAGGAGCGGCTTCTGCTGTTCTGTGATACACAGCGGCTACAATAATATTGTAAGAACGTAACACAGTGAAATGTGATGTGGTGTACACGTGGGCTTGACAACTTCCAAGGCGGCCACAATATAGTAAACCGTCAACTCTGATTTCTGCGTTTAACTCGTCCATATACTGTTCGATAATGGCGTTATCTGCAATCTGTTCTTTCTTAGTCATTGCTGTTGCTCCTTTTCGTTTTATAGTGGCCGTATATGTCCGATACCTCAGACAGTGTTTCACGTGAAACAGTTAGAACGTGAACTTTTCCTTTTCGGATTTCACTTTGGGCTGGAACTGTGCATAGCAGTTATCCACGGCATCTCTAATCGCCTGAAACATAGATTCAACCTGTTCCTCGGTGTATTCATAGTTACTGGAAGCACAGTTGCTCAAGATATCCAGCTTGTCAATGACGCTGTTAACGCGGGGACTTGCGATACGGATAAACTTTTCATTTTTGCTCTCGTTCTCTGGGATGTTAACATTAGTCTTTGCCATAGTTCATTCTCCTTTTAATATTAAATATGTGAGGGCTGATTCCCGGCGTCCTACGGCCTCTTTCGCATGCCGCATCACCACTTGCGGCGGTATCTCTTTTTGTTTGGCTCCCTCTTTAGGCTTGCGCCTATGGACAAGGGCTTTTAATGGTTGAACCCTTGAGAACCAATGTTTTCACGTGAAACTTAATTATATTTCTCGCCCGTTAATGCCTCGTACATTTCAACCGCAACGGCGAAACGTGCGCAACAGGTAATCGCCATTGAATCCTCTTTACCCGCATTATCGAGCCACCATTTTGCATCATTAAAATATTGCTCAGCGATTCCACGTGCTTTAACTTTTCTTTCCTCAATAGTCATTTTAATTTGCTCCTTTCGTTATTTCACATGAAACATTAAATGCGGTTAGTAATAATATAACGTGCTCCTGTAGATACTCTATCTACTTTATACCACGCACCGGTAAATATAGATTTCCTATAAATGGTCATAACATACCCCCTTCTATGAAAGAGTATCGGTGCGCTGAATGCGGTCACTGCTCGTCCCTCTTTCATTGTCTATATTT